TTTAGCCGCTGTCCCGAACTTCTCGAAAAACCCGGGCGTCTTGCTGAGAACACCCGGAGCCTGCTGCGCTGTCTGACCGAAGAGCCCGGTCATATCTGGACTCTTCATTATTTCCGCCACGGTTTGCGCCCCACCGGCACCGCCACCAGCGCCCCCAGCAGCAACCGCTTCAGCCGCCTTCTTACCCGCTTCACCCACACCGAGGCCACCAGCCAGCGATGCGCCACCAAAAGCCTGCAGGCCCATCATGAGGCCCTGACCGAGGTTACCAGTCGCTGCGGTGCCTGCGGCTGCGCCGCCAAGGCCGATAGCCCACGTCGGGAGACCGAAAGCTGCACCAGCAAAGCCGAGCAGCGTGGGTAGCAGCTTGCCAAGCCAACCTGCCTCAGGGAGACCCGTCTGCGGGTTGATGGTGAGCGAGCCGCCCGAAGCCATTGCCAGTCCCTGAAGGCTGTTAACCTCTGCGGGGGTCATGTGGACGAGCATCGAGTCTTCGCCACGCCCCATGCTCTGGAGCTGCTCTGCCATCGGGTTCTTCATAACCGACAAACCACTCAGCACAGGGAGACCACCCGTAGTGCCGGGAACCGGGGGACCGGGCTGCGGTGCAGGCTGAGGCGAGTTGAGCAGTTCTTGCATATTACGTCCCTAGGTAACCGAAACGAACTCTACCTGAACAAAGGCAGAAGGGGTAGCCGGAATTGCGGGAGTAACCCCACCTACAGCGCCGACAGCCGGGAAGTGCTCCATCGAGACTCCAGTGTCGGTCACGTGCCACATAACTTGGATATAGTCGTTAGCTGCCAACTCGATCATAATCGGCGTAGTGGCGATCAAGTGCGAGGCGCTACCAGTGCTCTTGCGGGCAGGGAGCGAAAACCTACTGTTGGTGGCGGCTATGTCCGAGCCGTTCTTGCGAAGCCAGACGTCAACGTCCTGTGCATCGTTCGTCGTATTCTTGAACTGTAAGCTATATGTGACCTTGTAGGTGCCGTCACTCGGCACTGTGAGGCGTGAGTTGTTGCTTAACGTCACCCCGTCGAGGAAGTCAGCCTGATCGTAGGTAACTGCGTAGGCAGCATCAATCGCAGCTGCAGCCTGATCGGTATTGCTGCTAAACTGGCCGTACGGGAAGGTCAGGTAGATGCCGCTACCGTAGAAGTAGTCTGCCGTATAGGTCTGGGCGTAGTTGGGTGTGTTCGAGTCCAACTGCGAGAAGTAGGTTTCCAGCACGCGGATAACCTGCCGCATATACTGCGGGTCCCACTGCGCTGGTGGGTTGGGTAGCGGAGCTGCTCTGAACTTGCTGAGGGCCATTAGCGGCGTCCATCTGGGCGGACGTCAAGACGCGGAGCACCCAGCTGCCACTGCACGCCTAGGTTCTGCGAGCGCACCTTGATCGCCATCTGTCGCGCACGGGCGCGAACGAACACTTGGTCGGTATAGCGGTTCACCGAGGTCTCAATAACACGCTGCGTGTCTGCAGCGTCTGAGTAGAACGCACTGCCGGGGAAGTTGCGCGGGCGTATCTGGAGGGTAGCCTCAGGGGTCGCAGCGGTCGAACCATCGAACTGAAGGTCAGGCAGGATACGCCGCGCGAGCATGAACTGCTCGCCGTCATCAAGGTCAAAGTCCGACGACTGAATGTAGCTGTCCATCGGTGCGCCGTCGGCGTCGATACCGTTCTCGTGGCTATAGAGGTAGCCAGTGGTAGTGCCGCCCTCGGTGTTCGCAGCCTGCGGGTAGTTCCGTAGCGGCGTATCCAGCCACGCGGTGCGCGCTAGCGTGCCGTAGTACCAGATGCGCTCAAGGTGGTTATAGACCACATAGGCGTCGTTGTAGTTGCTGTTGGCAGTCGGGTAGAACCACCACACCTCGTTCCACTGCTCGTTGGTCCCGCAGATAACCTGATCGGACTGGTCGTAGTTGAAGTTGGTGAACACGTGGTTACGCAGGGTGCACGGCAGCGTCTCGACGCGCCCGGTGTAGGCGTAGAACTTGTCCTGCCCCATCCAGTAGGTGATGTTGGAAGCCGAGGCCATGGCGCGGGGCGACATGATCGAGATGTTGTCGGCATACTCCTGCAGCGCGAACACGTCCGTCGTGCCGAGGAACTGCATGGTGAACAGGTGGCTATCGGTCCAGACGAGGATTTCCTGCCGGGTCGGCAGAGCGCGCACGATACGAGAGCCGCGCGATACGCGCAGGTCGCCAGCCGAGTTGGTGATGGTCGGCGTCCAGTCTCCCGGAGTATCTTGGTCAGCCCAGCGGATAAGAAGCGGGTCGAAATCAGCTGGGTTAGTCGAGCCAAACGGCACTGCGCCAAAGGCGATCAAGTGCCTATCCTGCTGTGACACCAGCAACTGCATAACCTGCACCGGCACCGCGCTCGACGAGAAGCCGTTGGCAGTGGCGTAGGCTTGCAGTGTGATGGCGCGAGTAGCCAGCGAGGGCGCAGGGTCCGTACTCGTGCCGCGCTCCCACCAGTAGGGAGCCCCGTTGCGGATATTCATCACGAGGTCGTTGTCGAAGTTGTCGAACCACCAGTCGCGCTGCGGGAGGTAGATACCGCCCGTGGTCGCACCCAGACCCCACGAGGCACGCCCCCACGTGCCCGCGCCCCAACCCAGACCTGCGACGGTGATAGCGTTTCCGGGAGAAATAAGTGTGGTGATTACGATGGCGGTGCCACCCGTACCCGTGACATATGGAGTGACTGAGTAAGTTCCCGACGCGCCCGACGTAAAAAACAAACCGAGCGACTCTCCAGACGCGGTAGTAGTGACTGTGAATTGAAATGTATTAAGCCCGGTTACAGTGACCTCGTGTGTAGCGTTTATCTCACTTGCTGGAATGCCCAATATAGGCCCTACTACACCCGAAATAACTACATAGCTACCCGAGCTCAGCCCATGAGGCGAGGGCAGTGTAATAGAGACGACGTTCGACCCCGGTGTAACAAAGATGCAATTGTCAGTGTCTGGGCTGCTAAACGTGGCAACAACGGGTGTGATGTCGTAATAATAACCCCCGTTTTCAATGTAAATAAAGGTGTTGGTACCCAACGCAAGCAGGTTATCGTTATAGGTAGTGATCCAGTTCCACATCTGGCGGCACGTGCCGTTAAACGGCGCGGGTGAGTTCTTGGTCCAGCCGCCCAGCTTCTCCGGATACCCTGAGCGAAACCTGATCTTGTCGCACTCGTACCAGCCGCCCTCGTTCGAGTAGTCGGTCTGGTCTCGGTTGATACCCGGTTTAAACTGGAGCTTGATGAGCGCCATCAGAACACCCCGGCAGTTAGATCGATGATCGCGCTATCGAGCACCGTTGTCGTGCTGACGCGCCGGATTTCAACGGTGAAGTTGGATAGGTTGTTAACCCCTGAGGTAGTCTCCGAAATCGTCCAGTCACGTGTAGACGAAAGAGCCACCCAAGAGCCAACGCTCCCGGTGGGAGTTGAGCCCGAATTGACGGTCACACGTGCTTCGTAGTTCGACGCATTACCCGTCGGGGTGCACCACGTTTCCAGCTCAGTAAACGCGCCGTTTATGTAGCTATACACCTTGCCATCAGCGCCAAGCCGGTATCCCACTTCCGCAGTATTGGGGGGGAACACGTACGCAGAAATAGTCCGGTCGGTGATCGCGATCACCGTGTTATCACCACCAGCACCTAAGAGGCCCATGTGAATGCCACTCATCAGGTAACTCCCGCCCCTGAAATAATGGCTTCGTTAGCAGCGTTGAACCAGATAGTCGCGAGGCCGCGAGCAGCCAGCGTGCGGTTACCCGTGGTGGCCGTACCGGCCAGACGGAGCGTGAGGCTGGCACCTTGCGTAAGAGTGACCGACGACGAGCTGTTGTTGTAGATCGAGATAGCGTCGCCCGCACTGAAGGTGCTGTCCGGGATCGTGATGCCAGCCGTGACTGCAATGCACTTGCCGACGTCGCCAGTAGTCGCCGTGCCACTCGTGGTCGAGCGCGGGATGTTCCGGAAGCCGATGGTAACGCCGTCGATGGTAGCAGTGGTCGCAACCGACGTGACCGAGCCGCTGAGCGTGATGTTGCCCGAGCTGGTGACGGTGCCTGACAGACTGAGACCGTTGGCCGACCCAGTACCGCTGACCGACGTGACGGTGCCAGCACCGAGGTTAGCACGAGCAGTAGCCGCATCAGTTGCGCCAGTGCCCCCGTTAGCAACGGCCAGAGTACCTGCAAGCGTAATGGTACCCGAGGTGGTGATCGGCGAGCCCGAGACCGTAAGACCCGTAGTGCCACCAGACAGAGCTACCGACGTAACGGTGCCAGTGCCGCCGCCCGTAGCAGCGATAGTGATGGTGCCATTACCGTTGGTGATCGTGATGTTGCTGCCAGCAGTAATCGTGGCCTTCGAAAGGCTCCCAGTGGCAGTGTTGCCGATCAGCAGCTGGCCGTCGGTATAGCTAGTCTGCCCAGTGCCGCCGTTGGCGACAGGTAGTGTGCCCGTAACCTGCGTCGTGAGGCTGACGCCAGAGAGTGTACCGCCGAGAGTAAGGGAACCCGACGAAGTCACAGTGCCCGTGAGGGTGATGCCGTTGACCGTACCCGTGCCGCCCACCGAGGTGACGGTGCCACCCGAGCCAGTTGAACTGAGCGTACCGCCCGAGAGTGACAGGCCGCTACCAACAGTGATTTCTTCAACTGCACCTGTGGCCGCAGTCGTACGACCAAGAATGCGCGCAGTGGTCATGGTGAGGCCACTACCAGTAATGGCACCCGATCCGGCAGCGCTGAGATTAGTGCGCGCAGTGCCCGCGTCCGTCGCGCCAGTGCCGCCGTTAGCGACAGCTAGCGCAGTGCCCGACCAGTTTGAGTTGTTGATCGAAGACAGAGTGGCAAGGGAGCCTAGACCAAGGTTAGTGCGCGCGGTGCCAGCGTCGGTAGCCCCAGTGCCCCCATTAGCAACAGCCAGCGCAGTACCCGACCAGTTCGAGTTGTTGACTGACGAAAGCGTAGCGAGCGAGCCCAGACCGAGATTGGTGCGTGCCGTGCCAGCATCCGTTGCACCCGTGCCGCCATTGGCGACCGGAAGAGTGCCGGTGACCTGCGTCGAGAGACTGACGCCCGACAGAGTGCCACCAAGAGTAAGCGAGCCCGACGAAGTTACCGTGCCAGTGAGCGTGATCCCATTGACGGTGCCGGTGCCACCCACCGAAGTGACCGTACCATTACCAGTGCCAGCGCCAAGGTTAGCGCGAGCAGTTGCGGCGTCCGTGGCACCCGTGCCGCCATTAGCGACGGCCAGAGCCGTGCCTGACCAGTTCGAGTTGTTAATGCTGGAGAGTGTAGCCAGCGTACCAAGTCCAAGATTGGTACGAGCGCCGGGAGCTGTGTTGGAACCAGTACCACCTTGTGCGACAGCTAGCGGCGTACCCAGCGTCAGCGACGAAAGATGTGTAGTGGCGTCCACCACATTGGTGCCGTCCGTGTAGACCCACATGGTCTTACCAGCGGGCACGGTGATCCCAGTGCCTGCAGCGGTCTTGACGAGGATGTTATCCGCGCAGTCGTTCTGGACGATGTACGGCTTCTCGATGGAGGGCACCACGAGGTTACGCGTCGAGCCACCGGTAGTCCCGGTACAGCGCAGGCGCAGGTTGCGTGCTGGTTGGCTAGCATTCGTGTCGGTGAGCGTCAGCGTGACGTTGTTGCTGGCGAACGTAACGTCAACCGAGCCGATGATCGCTTCTTCGATAGCCGTGCCCAGATTGGTGTTGGTAACACTGCCCCACGTGGTGTTGTTCTCACCCGTGGCCATCAGCTGGATTTTCAGGGTGCTGTAGGTGCTAGGCATCTTACTTCCTTACGTATCTGGGCACGGCCTTCGGCTTACTTGCGCTTCGACTTCACCGACCAGACAGCAGCGACGATGGTAGCAACAGCACCAGCCAGAGCCACAGCGGTCTCGCTATCGATGTAGCCCTTACCAACAGCAACGCCGCCAAGGGCAGCGAGGACGGTGCGGACAACACCATAAACTTCGTTCTTCGACATATTACTTCCCCTTTGGATAAGCCTTCCAAGGCAGTTCCCAATGCGGGCCGTCCTTGAAAGTACGCCAGTCCCCACCCCAAGTAA